CCTTAACCTTACTTCAATTTCATTTATTGTAAAACCAATGTAAATTTTATTATTTTTTAAATTGGTTATTTTGTAAATATATGCCATTTAAAATATCCACTCATACTCCTATTTATACAAAATAATACACATAAAAAGGTGGGTAAGTTTTCATTTTATTTTTATTTAGTTATACCCTGCCGTAAACTTGTGCCAGTCTATAGCATTCTTGATGGAGTAATTTCTATTCGTAATCATCTTAATGACTTCTTCAAGAAACTTAAGCATAACATCATAATATCTAATCTTCAAATCAATCTTAGACAGTCTCTCATCGGCGTCCATATACCTCTGTATGGCGTCCTTTTCTCTTACCTTATACGGAAATGGTTCTTCGGCATAGACCTCTGCTGTTGCCTTTCCTGTGTAGTAGTTATAGCGTTCCAACCTGACTCTATTATGTGTTTCTCTTGCTTTTTCACGAAGAAGAGTGATGGTATTATATAGAGTATAATATTTGGAATGAAGTTGAGGAATTTTTAGTGATTCATCGTGTAAGTTATCAGGGTCTATGACAGAATCTCTTTGCCACATTTCCTGGATTTCATCAAGGTTCATAGGGGTTGATTATTATTATCAAGGATATTATACACAGTATACTTGAAAGCTACGTCTGCTGTAAAGTACTGAATGTCTGTTTGTGTGGCATCAAACTCAAGAGAACTTAATGATACTGGAAATAAATCCTTGAATTTTACCACGGCAGTTGTGTTATAGCTACTATTCAGAATATAAAGACTTCCATCACTAAATGCTCTTTTGGGGTCTTGTGCTTGTGTTGTATCATTTACTATAGTTATTAAATCTTTATATTGCTGTGCTGTTTCTGGAAATCCAAGACCTGTCAACCAATTATGAACTGCCATATAGTTCTCCATGTTCTCATCAACCAAAAATCTTAGAGATAAATCACCATACGTAATTTTATCACCAGGAACATCAATATCTTTTAGGTATGATGGTTGGATGTTGAGAGATAATGTAATTTCTGGTATTCTTGCCGTATTGCAGAAAAAGGCAACTTTAGGTTCTTTTGCTAATGAAAACTTAAACCCAACTGGTGATAGAAAGTTTCTATTATCAATTTGGTTGGGGAAGGAGCAAGGCATTTTTATTTTTATTTAGAGTGATTTGTATATTAAGTTACTTTAGATACTTTATAACCCTTATGTTGCTTTTGCCTTCCTCTTGCCACATGCATCATATTTCCTGGGTCTAAACCTCTTTCTAAGGAATATTGGCGTAGATTTGTTATAATGACTTCTTCTCCCTCTGGTGTGATTATTTTCCAAGTTTTTTCATTTGCCTCTCTTGCTTTTTGCTTTTGGTAGTCTGTTTGTTCTTTTCCTATATTGGCATTTCTTATTTTTTCAATAGTTTCTGGTGAAAGTTTTTTACCAAGATGCTTTTGTCTATTTTTTTCTTTAGATTCTTCAGTATGTTTTTTGCCTAGTAGGGGATGAATTCTTCCTTCGGCATATCCTTTTTTTACAGACTCACTTACTTTATTTCTAACTTCTTCATTTTTCATTGGATTTTTATCTCCAGCAAATCTACTTGGATTTAGTTTGGATGGATTAAACCTTGACGACCAACCGACACCTTTATCGTTCCAGTTCATACATAAAGAATTTGATATATTTTGTTCTATTAAAAGAGTTTCTTTTTCTATTAGTTCTTTATCATTATTACAATATTCAAGTATTTCTCTCGAAAGATTTGATTTTTCTTTTATTGATTTCACCCATCTTCCACTGCCCAAATATCCATCATTTATATTTTTAGTTGAGTGCCTTCCGATATAATATTTTCCAGAAATATGTGTGGTCTTGTATATAAAATGTTGCATAAAAAAAGAGAGTCGTAAGACTCTCTTATTTATACTAGTAATCACATTAGGTTTATAACCTTACATGAGATTTGCAACTTTGACTCTCCTGTAATAAGCGTTGAGGTTGTTATTAAGAGCACCCTGACCCACGGTTGTACCTTCAGCGAATGGATTGGCGACCATGCCGTAGCGGGTCTTAAATCCGATTTTTGGTTGGAAGGTGTTCTCACCAACGGCACGAACCATTTGGAGAGGAACATAAGGGCAGTAGAATAGACCTGCGTCATAAGGAGAAGAACCCTTATAACCAACAACGTAGAACTGATTAGGAGCAACGTTTGCCGAATATGGGTCAATATAAACCTTATACTTACCTTGAAGAACGCCAGCAAAGGTATTGCCGGTATCATCAACATTCAGGTTTGCGTTGAGTGCTGGGGTGTAATCAAGAACTCCTGCCATCGCAAGTGCCGAAGCAACGTCTGCGGAGCAAAGAATCATATTACCCTTTCCTCTACGAGTTTGCTGGGCGATAGCGTTAGCATCGCGCTCGATTTGGAAGATAAGACCCTTGAACTTCTCAACCGACCAACGACCGTTGGAGTCAACGTCAAGGTCAAAAGTACCAGCAGTAGCAGTGTTTGCTTGAGCACCAGGCTTAGCAATCTTGTATACGGTTCTGATAACTTCGCGGTTGATTTCGGCAAGAATCTCAGTTGAGAGAATGTTTGCCAATTCTGCTTCAGCATTCAGACCATGAATTGCCTTGAGGTCTTGAGCGAGCTCAAGTGAATACTCAGCTTTCAGAGCACGGGACTTAGCAGTAACAGTGACTTTCTCGATTGAGAATGCCATTTCGTTGAATGCATTGCCATCACCAAGTGCTTCTGAATCGCCAGTATTCATACCGGTGGAAACGTTGTAGGTTCCTGCGGTTGGAGTATCGTTCAGAACGCTTGGGTTGGTTCCTGACTGAGCAGCAGTAGTACCGAAACCGACGTTACCTGATACAAGGTTGTTGGTAGCACTCTGAGCAGAGAATCTTGTGTCTGCTTCGTCAAAGAATGCTTCAGTTCCAGACTGACTGGTGTAACGTGAACGCATCGCAAAGATGAGTCCAGTAGGTCCGTTCATTGGTTGAACGCCACACAGGTCATAAGCAATCAGATTAGGCATCGAGCGTCTGATTAACGAAATCAGAACGGGGTCGAAACCAGCTGTAGGTCCAGCATTAAATCCTTGAGCACTGCCACCAAATCCACCGGAAGCACCAGCAGCATTGCCAGAGTTGGTTGGAGATTCGTAGAGGAAGTCACGCTCTTCGCGGAGTTCTCTCTCTTGGTTTTCTAGCAGGATAGCGGTTACAGATCTGCGATGTGCATCTTTGATCTGATCCATTCCGGAATAATCCAGAATTGGTGCCCACTTCTCCTGCAAATATTCTGCGTTGAACATTTGCATTTGTTTTACCTTGTTAAAAGTTTTTGTTTGATTGTTTATTATTTAAAAAATCACAGTTTGGCGACTCTTCCCAGAGTCTGAAGGTATGTTGCCATTCTTCCATCAACTTGTGGTTGTTGGGACTGGACATCAGTACTTTCGGATAAGGTTTCAGAGTCATCTCTTTGAGCACTAGTATATGTTGGGAAATAAGATTCCCTCAGAGTTACCAGTTTCTCACGATAGTTTGCTTCACTATCAAACTCAACATTTTCGGCAAGAGAAGCGAGTTTGTCCTTCTGAGAAAGTGCAAGACCCTCAGCGACATCTGCAAAAATTACATCGGCAACCGACTCTGCTAATCTTCTGTTCAGAGCAACATTTCTTTGAATTTGCTCGTTGAGTTTTCCTTCCATTTCATCAAGTTTATCTACCATACTCTCGATTACATCATATCTATCTTCAGGGATTGAAACATAATGATCTTCAAAAAGACCTCTCATTCCTTGGAGGAATGATTCGGTCATTTCAGTTTTGAGACCGTGCTCAACTGCAAGTGCGTTTTCAGAAACCCACTCATCAGCAACATACTCAAGGTATGCATCGACACGATCAACAAGACCTTCTTTGATTACTTCAATTTCTTCAATGAGTGCATTTTCATAAGTTTCTTGAAGTTCTTCTTTGATTTCAACAACCTTAGAACGGATTGCTGCCTCAAAAATTGTTCTTGCCTTTTCTTGGAACTCTTCCGAGAGATCCTCACCAGCAAGGAGAGCATTAACATCTTCTTCGATGTCAAAGTCTTCCTTCATTTCATCTTCGTCTTCATCTTCTTCTTCTTTAGAAGACTTTTTACCTTTCTTTGGTTTTGGATCTTCTTCTTCGTCTTCGTGAGACTCTTCAGATACTACATCTTCTTCTTCATCTTCTTCATCGACAAGATCTTCATCTTCTTCAGTCTCTTCCTTAACACCTTTCATAGGATCTGCTGCAGATGCCTTAGCATTTACAACATCTCTAACTTGTGCAAGAGTTGTGGCAGGATCCTTGAGTTTTGAAGAATCGTCATCGGGACGATAATTTTCTGGAGTTGGACCACCCAAATCTTCCCAAGAACCAGTTTGACCTGGAGTTAAAATAGGAGTTGCACTCTTTGAAGGAGTTTCGGCAGGTGAGGCTCCTTTGGTTACTACGTTTTCCATTTCTTGTAAATTTCTACCAACGGACATTTTTTTAGATCTTGTATTATAATCTATATTTATTTATAATTTATAGATTTCCTAAGAAATCTTGAAACAATTGAACTTTATGCTCTTGTAGAGTTTTTTCATCTACAAGAGTATTAATTCTCTTCTTTGTTTGCTCTGCAAGTCTTTCACGAAGGATTCCTCCTTCCCAAATCCATTCCTTCCCTTCAAATATTCCCTGTACAAAAGCATCGGGAGCAGAAGGATCTGCCACAATATCAGCAGCAGTTGCGAGCATAAAGTCTTTACCAACAATTTTATGACCTTCATTAGTCATTTGGAGTGATCCAACACCACGAGAAGAAACTCCAAGACAAACGCCTTCTTTAATAAGAGATTCGGCAATCTTACCCATAGGAGTTCCAAGAAGTTGTGCCTTACCAATAAAATTGCATCCCTTTTGTTCTAAGGAAACAATCTTATGAGAAACACGGTCAAGATTTACCGTAGGACCATCTGGATGTCCGAGTTCTCCAAGAGCACGACCTTTACAAACGAATGCTTCATTATATCTTGCCACTTCTTTCGCAAGAGTTTCCATCGGATACATTCTACCGTTACGGTTACAAATGTCTCCCTGAAGGAAAACTCCTTGAATAAAGGTTTTAGTTTCTTTACCTACTTTTTCGGTAATAAACTCTACGTGTGAGACTTCTTCTGTGATGAGTTTCATTTTTATTCGGTGACTAACTGAACGATTTCTGTGATACTTACATTTTGAGATCCATCTGCCGCAAGAACACTCACTTTCACACTTCTTGCAATATTTGCATTAGTTGTAGTAATTACTCCAACAATAGAAGAACTATTGTGTGAAATTGTTAAAGAATCATTAAGCACTTGAGTGACTAATTTATGTTCTGTATTAATTCCTGCCGGTTGGGCATTTTGGATAGTAACATAATCACCAACTAAAAATGGATTTCCTGCATTTTCACTAAAAGAAACAATTGTTGATGTTCCCGTAGTAATTCCCGCAATCTTTTGTCTTGCAAGTCTTTCTTTCAATACTTCATTACCATATGGACCAATTTGAAAAGAATTTACGGTGGCAACAGGTTCACTATCAATTTCAACATAGACCGATGTTAGTCCAGTAGAAACTCTCAAATATCCACTTTTAAGAGCAATAGGATTGCTAGTAGTTGCTGCACCCGCAGTTGCAGTTATTCTATTTACTTTTTGTACAACCTTAATTGCCATTACTCTTGGTCCTCCGTATTGTCTTCATCACCAAACATCGATGCCGCAATATAAGGTCGGGCAGAATCAACTCTGTCCGATGCTTTTGCGTATAATATTTCTTTAATTCTATCGGATACATCGGATGCCGAAGCATCTGTTGCAATCAAATCGATAAGTTCTTCCATAAAAACAATTTATTATTATAAGATTATTTATATCTTGCCACCTTTAGGTTCTGGAGGAGGTTCTGGAGCAACAGGTTCTTGTGGAATTTCTTCTGGAACTCCTTCTGCCGGTGGAACTTCCCCACCTTCTGGAATTGGATTTCCCATTTCATCTACCTGAGCATTCGGGTCTGGGAGAATACCTTTAGCAATTTCATCATCAATCTGAGCATCAATTTCGATAATTTCTGAATCAGTTTGACGAAGAATCTTTTTACGAACATATTCGGTAGAAAAATACTTTCCGATATATGCCTCCATAGAAGTAACAAGTGACAATCTATTTGTAAGTAATTCCGCCTCCTTAAGTTCGGCAAAATGATTATCATATAAGAAATCATACTGAATATGATCGCTCATAATCTCCCAATCTTCTGGAGTTACAACATTCTTAAGGAGTAGTTGAGTGCGAAGCATATCATTAAACATATTTGCAAAACGCTTTCTTAGGCGTCCGACAAACTTAGAAAACTTAAGTTCATCTCTTAGAATTTCTGATGAACGTCCCAGATTGAATCCATCACCACCACCAGCAATTCTGGATTCTGGAACTCCAAGTGCCCTATAAAGTTTTTTCTGGAAATATTCAATATCTGAAAGTTCGCCAAGATTTTGACCACCAGGTAGAGTTGTTATTTCAGTTCCCCTACCACCTTCTCTTCTTGGAAGCCAGAAATCCTCAAGCATACTCATATACTTGCGATCATCACGAACTTCACCTGTCTGTGCATCATAAACTAATTTATTGCGGTAGCGACTCATAACCTCCTTGAGGTATTGCTCTGCTTTTACCTTTGGAAGATTGCCAACATCAATATAAAAAATACGACGCTCTGGTGCTCTGGATAATCTGTAAATCACCAGAGAATCTTCAATCATTCTAAGTTGATTGAGTGCCTTAATTGATTTGTGGAGATATGATAGTACTGTTCCTTTATTTCTATCTACTAATCCAGAAGTGCAGTAAGTAACAGAATCTTTTGCTATCTTTACCGAATTCTTTGCTGATGAACTAAAAGTACCTGAGGGATAATTAGTGGTTGGAGTATAGATAAAATATTCTTCAATTTCTGGATATGTAACCTGATTTACATTAAAATTGGTAAGTGCAGATAAATTTGGTCCAGAATTATTATTTGTCTTTTTTTCCTGACGAACGTGCTTCATCTTCATAGGATCAATATATCTCAATTCCTGAATTCCATCTTCAGGTTTCTTTACATCAATAATTTTGAGATAAAATAGTCTTCCGTCAACATACCAGTTTTTAAAAATTTCGTGAGACTTCTTATCGAAGTCCATAATTTCTTTGATGTGCTTAAATTCTTCTCTTATAACTTTTTTTAGTTTATCGCTCGCATTCAAATTTGATAGTTCTATTTCAACTGGAGAATCATATAAGTCACTTACAATTGCTTCATTAACAACATCTTCAATTGCTCCATCACATTCTGGATGAAGAGCCATCTCACGATATCTTCTAATTAGATCATATTCAGTTCTGTAAACACCTTCAATATCAATAGTTTGCCCATAAAAACCCGATTGGATATAATGATCAACCCCGTCCTCATTATTAGGAGGAACGGGGGAGACTATAGATTTGGATTTTTTTTCATTATCCTCAATTGAAAAACCAAAAAGTTTCGCCATCTTATAAAGTATGCTTACCTGTTATAGTTTATTTAGTTGATATCTTCGCCACCAGCAGCAGGAGAATCACCCTTGACTGCTTCCCACCAGAGAACTTGCATTTCTACAGTAAACTCCTGAATTGCATCAGTTTCATATGCTAACTGAATTGGACTGATATTTGTTGGAAACAAATCATAGAAATGATATGCTCTTAGAGTTGAACCATCACGATCTAAGTGGTAAACAAATGCATCTGCCTGATATAGTGCAGGATCAGTAACTCCAGTGTTATCAGAAACTCGGTTGATTACATTCATCCAATTTTCAAATGCCGAACGAATGGCAAAATCAGTATCGTTAATGACGGTAATCGTCCAACTTTCAAAGGTGCGGTCTCCTGCTAATTTTAGAGTTCTTCCTCTAAAGGCAACTTCCAGTGGAGTCACCGTTGAACCTGGAAGTGCCGCCGTTTTGACTAAAAATCTAGACTTGTCGAGAACATTAGTGTCAGCAGGAGCAGCATCTGGGAATGAAAGAACAACCTCAAAGAGGTTACTTCTAGCACCACCACCAGATAACTTACTCTTGAAGTCTGTAATCTTCCTTAAAGGGGGTGGATTTAATTGATTTCTGGTTGCCATAGTTTTTAACCTCTGTTAATTAAAAGTTGCCGATTATTTCTTCAAAATCAACACCAGTCTTGGTGGCAATAAAGGTAAGACCGATGAAGTTAATCGATCTCGCTGGTTTAATGTAGATGTCTGCTCTAAACTCATTAGCATCAATAACTGCTGCCGTGTTATTAGTTTCATCAGCAATTACGACATAATCAAAGATGCCTCTCTTTGCCTGAACATCACGCAAGAATGGTTCAATAGTATTTACAAAATTAGTTCTTGTAATTTCATCGTTAAACTCAAATAGCACATCCCTAGCGGCACGAGAAATAGCATCCTCAAGGTAGATGAAGAGTCTGCGAACATTAATACGATCAAATGCTGATGTTCTTGCTAATCCAGTCTTATCACCGAACAGAATAATACCTGCTCCTGGTGAGAAGATGATTGGATTGATTCGGTTTGTATAAAGACGATCTCTCTGAGACTTACTTGGAGTATAAGCAAGTTTAACAGCATTTAAGATGGCACCTCTTGAGGTTCCTGCTGGAGAATACCAGGGGAAGTAATTAATGTCACTACGAGCACAAAGACCGGCAATATCACCGTTTAAAGGAGCATATCTATAAGTATTTGCAAATCTATCGTACATATACTTATAACCAGAATCAAATACTGCATAAGACGAAGATGCTACGGAAGAGAAGAAACTAATTACATTATTTGTAATATCAGTAGAGTTTCTAACCGTAACTTCAGTTTGTACTGACGTATCAGTAAGGGCAGAACTTCTGTAAGGTGAAATGAAGGCAATTGCATCTTTTCTGAGTTCGGCAACCGAAATAAGTTTGTTTGCTAGTTCTTGTGCAGTTTCTTTCGCATAACCAGCAGATCCCATCAATAAGAAATCTACTTTGATATCTTCTGTGTTCTCAAATAAATCATATCCGTCTTTTAGTTCTGCTAGAGTTGCGGTAAGAGCACCGGTAGTTCCAATTCCTGTTTGTCCATTATAGTTAAGACCACCTGCTAACGTGTAAGTATTTGCACCTGCGGCACCAAAAATGATACCTTCTGCGGGTTGGTCCCATCCATTATCGGTCGTTAAGTCAAATTGATTCGGATCATATCCTGTTGTGGTAAGACCAGCAGGAGCACCACCAGCAAAGATATTTGCAGAACCTGCGGCAATATATTTTCTCCAATAAGAAGTACTTCCGGCAGAAAACTCCGCATCAGTTGCCTTAGAAAGACCTATATGCTTTTCAAGAATTGTTCCGGCATTACCAGTAACTGTTCCCAAATCATCAATAACTACTACGTGAACTTCATCAAATCTTGATCCTCTTGGTTCTGCAAATGCCGAAGTTCCTGGTGCTGGTGCTAGATTATTCCACTGAATGTTGGGAGTAATATATTGCTGACTGAACCAATCAAGTTCACTAGCGTAAGATGTGGTTCCCAATGAAACCAGAGAGTCTCCGGTTGTAACGATACCGACAATTCCAGATTCGGTAAAGCAATAAGTTCCGTCTTGTTGATAATCAACAATTGTTTCTGTATTTCCGGAGGATACCTTACTTAAAATCTTAACAGCAATTGAACTGGCACCAACCTCAGTAATGATTCCTTTTAGATAAGAACCAGTTAACGATATGGAAGTACCCGTTCCAACATCTGCTTTTCCGGTAAGGGATTGAGTTACACCGTAACCAACTCTGGCAAGCGTAGTTACAATACCGCTTAAAATTTGGTCTGCCTTGGAGTCAATAATTGCTACTTTGATTCCGTTTGCCCAAGAACCAGGATTTCTTGCTGCTACAATAACATTTGGAATGGTATTTTCATCATACCCCAATTCTTCATAATGATCTAAACTCTTAATTTTAACGGTTGCAACTCCTACAGATGCAACACGGGCATTTTTTAGATCGGCGTCGTCTGCTCTGACTACCTGTAATGAACCACCATACGAAAGGTAGGATGAAGCAACCATCCAACTTTCATAGTGCTTATCTGTGGAGTATGGTTCGCCAAAATTATTCAGCAGATCATTTTCATTCTCTACTAAGGTTGGCGAATCTACAGGTCCCTTTGCGAAAGGTGCAACAATTGCCCCAATCTTATTGGAAGCTGGTTGGACTCTACCAGAGGTTAGATCAACTTCCCTTACTACGATTCCAGGAGATGCTAAATTTAGCGGCATCTTTATTCTCCGTATTATCCCGAATTATTCTAAAAGTATTTATAATTTCCTTGTCTTCAATATACTTATCTGTAATCCCACTCATTTGACACATCTCCGTACTCATCAACATTCCAAATATCTTGTGTCTGTATTCCGTTTTCTGAAGTGGCAAACATCCACCTGTCTCCAGTTTCTTGTTCTACAAATACCTCCATATCTTCCAATCCATCTGAAATAAATCCAAACGGAGACATATCTTGGTCTATTTGATTCTTTTGTTCTTCATATATTCTTTTACGAATATCATTATTAGTCATTTCTTTGAAATATTCCTGAGCGACTAACCAGGCAAAAATTACAAGGCACATTACCAAATCATCATTACAACCTTCTTCCGCTTCAAATGAATTATGTCTTTGGGCAAATGTTGTAAGTTCACTAATAATATCATAGTCATTCACAAATAATTTATCATCCTCAATAAGTAATTTTAAGTTTGAACATCCTAATTTTTTAACTGCTGCAGTTGTTCTAACTCCAAGTTGAGATTTTTTACCACTAAATCCAGACCCAACTAATTGCCCTGCCCTACCTCTCATAGAGCACATTAGGATATTATCATATTCTAAATCGTAGTGAAGAATATTAGCAACCTGATCTCCAATATCATTTACTTCTATAAGTAACCAGGCATTATCATATCCTCTTGCCACCTCATTAATAATACTTGGAAATAGCATCGGTCTAATCTCATTATTTTTATATTTTGCCACAACTCTGTAAGGAA